TTTTTGAATACGAGGGAGCTTAAAAAATGAGCACGACTTATGCAATGAAATGGACCGCCAATGCAATTCAGACCGTTCCGAATTTGTCTGACCTAGTTTCTTCCGGTTATCCGACAAATGGCGACCCGTCCAAAGGTATCGCTCCGACCTTGCCAGGTGCAGCTTGGTTCCATTGGGTGTCTCAGACGCTCGGTTGCGCGATTCAGGGCAACGACCTCACGATTGATCAGACCAAAACGGATCAGCTCCTGAGTGCTATGAAAAACCTCGGAAAAACAGTTGTGCCAATCGGTACAGTCGTTTTTTATTTGGGCACAACTATTCCAGACGGTTACCTGTTGTGCAACGGTGCAAGCCTGCTCAGGACTGAGTATCCAGAACTTTTCGAAGTCCTGGGGACTAAGTGTGGCAGTGTTGATTCAGCACATTTCACACTTCCTGACACACATCATCGGTTCCTCGAAGGAACCACAACGCTTTCCGAAGTCGGCAGCTATATTGCTGCTGGGTTACCGAATATCAAAGGGTCAATAAATAACGCAGACGGCGGCAATTTTGTTGCAGACGGCTGCTTCCGATCTGAGACAACGCCAAATATCGGTTATACGATTACGGCAGAGTATACGAACGGAAGCTCACGTCAAACTTTTATCGCAAGTCGCTCTAATTCGACCTATTCCGATTCTGTTTCAACAGTTCAAGTATCCGCTGTTTTCGGCCAGTATCTGATCCGCTATTGCTAACCGAATATTCAAGGCGGGCTTCAAGCTCTCGCCTATAACGGCGACAGCCAGCTCGATAGCGTGATTACGAACGGAATGTTCAAAATTAAGGTTAGTAATAAAAATGGAGTTCTACCTGCCGGAACGACGGCAGGCTCTAATGACTTCTTTTTGAACGCTTCGACCGTTAATGCAATTTTCGGAGGGGCCGATACCGTTCGGCCAGATGCTCTCATGGGTTACTGGCTGATCCGCTTTTAACCGAATAGTGTAGGTACTTTTAGAGCAAATCGTTGTGTGTTTGACGCGCAAGGATTTGACGCTATCCAAGTGGAGACATACGGATCGACGAGGCCTTCTAGCGAATCAGGCGCTGGAGACCTCCTTCTTTCGATTGATTTATCCCGCAGCTGTTCTCTTTATCAAACTGGACTAAATGAGGTTCGCGTTAATGCTTTATTCGGTTTGTCATTGATACGCGCGTATTAAGGCCAGTCCACAGAGTGAATCAACCTTTACGGTTGTATTGCTACTGTCGTAAATTGGATTGTGTCTTTGAGCTGAAAATCCTATATCGGCTTTATTGTCTCTAGCAGTCAAGGTTTTATTTAGGCCCTGCACTTCGGAATCTATCCGCCAAAACAGCGCTCCATCTTGCGTCGCTTGATTGCTTGTAGCCTGAATCCACGTTAAAGAGCCTTCGATATTCGGTT